TAAATACTTAACCATTGTTGAGGGAGAGTGTGATGCTATGGCTACCTATGAACTTTTAGGTTCAAGGTGGGCAGTAGTATCTATTAAACGAGGAGCTCAATCAGCAGTAAAAGATATAAAAGAAAGCTTAGAATACGTTGAGAGTTTTAACAATGTAGTTCTTTGTTTTGATAAAGACCAAGCGGGACAGGAAGCAGCTCATGAGGTAGCTAAAATTCTAAAGCCTAACAAGTGTAAGATTGTTACTTTACCTGAAGGATTCAAAGACCCTAACGATATGCTACGAAATAAAAAGCATGAAGAGTTTACTAAGTCTTGGTGGGATGCACAAGTCTATACCCCAAGTGGAATCATTAGAGTTTCTGAAAAGCAAACAGAATTTTTAAACAGAGATAACAAAGCTAGTGTTCCTTACCCTTGGCAAGGACTTAATAAAAAACTTATAGGATTGAGACAGTCTGAATTAATTTGCGTTACAGGAGGTACAGGACTAGGTAAGTCTTCTGTAACTAGAGAGCTAGAACATTGGCTTATAAATCAAACAAACGATAACGTAGGTATAATAGCTTTAGAAGAAGATTGGAGACGTACAGTAGACGGAATACTTTCTATTGAAGCTAACGCTAGACTATACATGGACAGCGTTAGAGATACATACAAAGAGGAAGACTTAACTAGAATGTTTGATAAAGTGTTTAGTAATGATAGAGTATTTTTACATGCTCACTTTGGAACAAACGATTTAGATGATATATTCTCTAAGCTAAGATACCTTATTGTAGGCTGTGATTGTAAGTGGGTTATTGTTGACCACCTCCACATGCTTGTTAGTTCAATGACAGAAGGAGATGAACGTAGAGCTATAGATAATATTATGACTAGACTTCGTAGCTTAGTTGAAGAAACAGGTGTCGGTCTTATCTTGGTCTCTCATTTACGTAGAGTACAGGGAGATAAGGGACATGAAAATGGTATAGCAGTTTCATTGTCTCACCTTAGAGGTAGTAATTCTATAGCTCAACTATCAGACTGTGTTATAAGTTTAGAAAGAGACCAACAAGCTGAAGATGAATTAGAATCTAGGACCACTAGACTTAGAGTATTAAAGTCTAGGTACACAGGGGATGTTGGTATGGCTACATCATTAGTATACGATAAAGAAACAGGTAGACTTTCTGAGTATTCAGACAATGAACTCTTGAATAGTGCTGAAGAAGATGACGTTATACCTTTTTAAATAGGAGTAAAAATGAAATTAGTTTTTGACATAGAAACAGATGGCTTAGATGCCACCCAAATACATTGTATCGTAGCAGTAGATGAACACGACCAAGTACATGCATTTGATAACACGCAGATAGACGAAGGTATATCCTTTCTACAATCAGCAGATAAAATTATTGGACATAACATTATAGGTTTTGATATACCTATAATAAAGAAATTAAAAGGCATAGATTTATATCATAAAGATAAAGTACTAGATACCTTAGTCATGTCTCGTTTGTTTAAACCTAGTCGTGAAGGTGGACACAGCTTAGAATCGTGGGGTTATAGATTAGGTTATAGAAAAGCTGAGCGACCTGATTGGGGAGAGTTCACTAAAGAAATGTTAGACTACTGTATAGTTGATGTTCATTTAAATAAGAAGCTTTTTAATTTCTTACAGACTACAGAAGCACAAGGATTTTCTACTGCATCTATAGAATTAGAACACGAAGTAACACACATCTTAACTAAACAACAACAAAATGGTTTTGTTTTTGATTCAAAGGAAGCTACTCTACTTACAAGTAAACTTAGTCGTTTACTACAAGAAACAGTAGACGAAGTACATAAAACATTTAAACCTAAATGGGTTGACGAGAAACAAGTTTTCCCTAAACAAAAAAAAGATGGAAATTTATCTAAACAAGGCTTGACCAATCAGGAATATTCTGATATACTAAGTGGGGTAAGACCATTTAAACCTTTTATGAGGAAACGATTACAAGAGTTTAACTTAGGTTCTCGTAAACAAATTGGAGAATACTTACAAGACTTTGGTTGGAAGCCTAAAGAATTAACACCTACTGGTCAGCCAAAAGTAGACGAAGGTACGCTTAAAGATATAACACATATCTACGAAGCAAAGCTAATAGCAGACTTCTTGCTTTATCAAAAAAGAATTGCACAAATTCATTCTTGGTTAGAAGCAGTAGGTGAAGACGATAGAGTTCATGGTTCGGTTGTTTCTACAGGAGCTATTACAGGTAGAATGGCACACAGAAACCCTAACATGGCTCAAGTTCCCAGTATTAATAGTCCTTATGGTTCTGAATGTAGAAGCTGTTGGATAGTAGATAAAGGGAATAAATTAGTAGGAGTTGACGCTAGTAGTTTAGAGCTACGAATGTTAGCACATTATATGGATGACACAGGATATACAAATGAAATTATCAACGGAGACATACACACAACTAACCAACATCTTGCAAAACTTAAATCAAGAAATCAGGCAAAGACTTTCATCTATGCCCTTTGCTACGGAGCCGGAAATAAAAAACTTGGAAGCATCATTGGAGGAAGTTCTAGAGCAGGTAAACAACTTAGAGAACAGTTTTTTGATAGTAACCCATCATTTAAGGCTCTTACAAATAGAGTTGAAAGAGCGTCAAGCAAAGGTTACCTTAAAGGATTAGACGGAAGAAAGATAGTATTAAGACATCAACACTCAGCATTAAATACTTTATTACAGGGTGGTGGTGCAATCGTTATGAAGAAAG